GTGACGGGGAGCAAGTCATTCACCTGCGATGGTGTTATGTCCCGCCAGTACTTGTGCTTAGTCGGCACGCTGCGCCACCGAAATCCATCCGTATATCCCTCGACTACTGAGCAGATACGCTTCATGGGGTAGCGCTCGAAGAAAGCCTGCGCAGCTTCGCGCGGCGTGTCCATCGCAGGTCCGGTTATATTGTTCCTCCCGATTGCCATGTACCTCGTCGGGTATTCGTCTTGATCTGTCATCGTTACCTCTATTGGTATGTGGGTTGTGTTGCGGGAACCTTGTAGTGCGGTGCGATGGTGTTATGGGGGTGACACGCATTACACGAACAACATTGCGGCAAGCGCGCCCACGCACGCCATGGTGATGATGGTGAGTGTGGTTTCGATGATGGCGAGCATGGTTTACTCCTGAGGTATGAGGGATGGTCAGGCGGCATGAGTGCGCGACGCGCGCTTACGGGGCAGGCGTAGCGGTCCAAGCCTGCGGCATTGTTCTGCGAAGTAGCGATCTGCGATATCCTTAACCGTGTAACCCTTGGGCTTGCGCATGGTGTACCTCATTTATGAGCCGAGCTTGCGAGGCTCAGCTAGGTAAGTGTTGAGTAAGTGTGGGTAGGGAGGAGAAAGGGAGGAGCCGCTACCGGGCCATCCCGGATACCCGCTGACGTGTCGGCACGGCCAGACCAACCGGGTGTTAATGAGTGGGCAATTGCCCACTCTGATGATGCGATGATGTTATGGTTTAGTGGGCAGGTCAGTGGGCGACCTGCGCTTGCAGCATGGCGATCTGCGCGAGCTTCTCCGCACGATCCTCACGGGCGGCGATGAGGGCGAGCACCTCCGAGGTGCGAGCGAGGGCGGATTCGGCAAGTTCGCGCTCCGAGACTGTCATACCATCGACGGTAAGGGATTTCTCTAAGGCCTTGGCAGCGCTGCGGATATAGTCCTTGGCAGTCTTGTCTTTAGGGGTGGTACCCATAGCCTCACGGATTTCATCATCCGATAGTTCGCTATTAGGTGAGCCGAGTTGAGCACGGGCGACGCTAATGTAAGCGGCATATGCAGGCTGAGGTTTGAGATTTTCCTTGCGCATCGCGGCGTGCTCGGATGCAGCACGCTGGATTACATCGACAGCGTCGATGGGCAACAGGCCCATCTTGACGAGCGCCTTGAGCTTGCTCGCATTGGCCGCCTTGCCGCCGTCAGTGTGATTTAGTTTCTTGCTTTCTGCGGTAAGGTATTCTTCATAGACAGCCTTAGCGTCGTCTTCGCCAATGTATCCAAGGGCCGCAGCTTCGACAGTTCGCATGGCGAGGCGAGGGAGGGAGTCTTTGCCGAGCGCGCTTTCGCGGCCCAATTCCCGCACGTCGGCAAGGTAGTTCTTGCGGCCATCTTCGAGAGCGGCAGAGTTCGAAAGCGTGTTGTAGGTTGTGTTCATAGCGATGGTTCCTTTGATTTGGGGGTTGAGTGTATGCGTTACGTTAGTAGGTAAGCCGCACCCTAGCTATTGGGGAACCGCACGCAAGAGGGTGCTTTTTGCGTGCGGAATTTGAATTTTCAGTTTTTAATTCTTAATTCTTAGTAGTTAACATAACGCTTACTTAGTAAGGTATTGATTTTGTTGAATAAAATTTTATTCTTAATTCTTCATTTTGCTAAACATCGATTCCAGTGGGAGTGTTATGATTTGATGCGCGCAAAACATTGCGCCATCGACCGAAGGATTTTAGGTACTGCGATCAAAATAAAGAATTAAGAATTAAGAATAAAATATATATATATATAGGACTAGGCTTGCCTGCGGATTACTACACCGCAGGTTGTACAACCTAGATTGCAACCTGATTGCGCGCGGCGCGTGCGGCAATCTTGCGGGCGCGGGCCGAAGGTGTACCCTCAAAGTTTGAGACAATCCCTGCGGGCGCATAGCTGCGCCCCGTGCAAGCTGCAATGTGTTTAGCCTCATAGGCATGGCGTGACATAGGCTTGACGTCATATGTGACGCCGCCACCCATCGACCGGAACATGATATCGCCGCGCGATGGCATCTTGGCGAACTGTTGGTTGAACCTTTGCATCTTACGGTTGTAAGCGTATTCATCTTTCATGTTTCAGCCTTTCATGTGTTTACCGGCAAGCGCGATCCAAGCTTCGTGCCGGACGGCCATAAGCGCCTTGAACTCAGCTTGTTCGCGATCATCGCAAGGCGAGGGGAGCCCGGCTTCGATGGCGAAACCCTTCGATTTACCTTCATAAGTAACGTCGATGGTTCCACGGATGGGGCCAGTTGACGCCTTGCCTGTCGCGTCACCTATCGTGTAGACGCGGTCCAACCGCGCTTGTGAAGCGCGGCGCATTGCATTATTCGCACGTTGCATAGTCACCTCCTGAAATCATGTGATGATGTTACCCCGTGAGGTAGCATCATCACATGACCGGACCCTTGCTATCGGGCGGTCATGTGACTGCCAGCTTTAACAGACGGTTATGACCCCGCCATTTGAGCACGGACCTTAACCGTCGCAGGGTGGGATTTAACCTACCGGAATAATCGCCGGTCCAATCATACTGTAGTTATTGGGGAACTCTGGAGGATCACTGCGATCCATGCCCTAGCTATTGGGGAAGGCCCATACCCGGCGGGGTAGATGGACAGGGGGACGGGGGTGGGGGGTGGGTCTTTTTTGGAGTCCCCCAAAAATACATAGCACCAAAAAACCATCCGTTAACATAACGATAACAAAACCCCCCACTCAGAGAGCAGGGGGTTCCAAAAATTCCAGACTAAAATTTTACGTCCACGCCCCCGAAGGAACACGGCTGCGGCCTTCTCGTCGTGGGCGCGTCTGCAACCTCCCAGAGATCATCCCCACCATACCACCATGAGCCGCCAGTGCCGCGTACTGAAGGGCGTCAATAACGTGCGAGTATTCATTCTTGTCAGGGGTAGGCTTCATCCTGCCGCTTCGCATCTTGGCGTAGCGATACCCACCAGACATCGCACGAACGACTGTAGGGCACCTGTCCTTATCTATGAGGATGGCTGGGCCTCCGTCGCGCTGTGCCAGCAAGAACGCTTCAATAGACCGGATGCGGGGGTCGATGTCGTTGGTGGGTGCGGGGAACGCCATGAACCCCATCCGCTTCAAAGCATCAAACGATGTCTCCTCGTAAATGGAGCCCTTCGAGCGCCCTGCCGGATCACCCACCATCGCAACAGCGCGCCCCAGAAACATAGGGTCCATCAGCGCCGGGCGCAGGTTGCGCTCGACGTGCAGTTCCAGACCGATGTCCTCGGCTATCACTTCTGCAATTACGAGGAAGCGTCCCTTGTGATCGAGCTGGCAAATGATGCTACAGGGGTCGCGCCCAAAGTCCTGTCCGATGATTAGCGGATGTCCAGCTACTGGCGTCACGCCCTCAACCACATGAAAGCTAGACTTGAAGCTCTCGCGGAAAACCGCGCTGCCGCTTGGGTCATCTCCAAACTTTGCGTGGACATAACGCTTGCACCAGTCCTCCGCGTTTGAGCGTAGGAAGCGTTCGTAGTAGGTGCGCCCCTGCGCCTTGCGGCCTTCTGATGTTACGGGGAGCTTGAGCGTCTCGGGGGTCTGGGTGAGCCACTCAAGGTTCTCTGCGGTGTCCTCCATCCCGCCCGGCTGGATAAATATCTGCCAATCCGGTGGTGTAGCCAGCGCCATGATCTTGTGCCACGGAGACCCCTCGGAGGGCATATTGGTGTCGGCGATGATGCCGAACCAAGTGGCCCCGCCAAGGTTTGCTGCGGGATAGCGGCCACAGCGGCCAGCCAGAGGACTGATGATGCCGACGTCCATCTCGATGGACTCAGACATCCACGCGCCCGTGAGCTGCATGGAGAGCAGCCTCCGCTGGTCCTCGGGGGTGTCCAGCGGGATGAGCAGCCACTCCGAGCGCACATCTCCGATGCTTATATAAATGGTGTTGTCACTTACCTTGTACTGCGCAATGCCGTCGAGCCATGTTGTGATGTCCTTGAGCACGGTATCTTTGAGCTGCTTGAGCGTCTGGCGGACAATGGCCCAGCGGGTGTAGCGCAGCCCGTCCGCTGCCGGTGCCTGCTCACACGAGCGTCGGAACAGTTCGAACAAACAGGCGGTGGTCTTGCCGGAGCCCACGGGACCGGCGATGAGACGGCCAAAACTATTGGACTTCATAAACGCTGCACAGGTCGGCGGAGCCGAGTAGTTAATGTTGGGCATCAGTCCTCCTCATGGTCGATGACTTTGTACGGGACTTCTTTTTCAATCTTGATCTGGTTGTCAGCGCCCAGATTGATAGTGACGGAGAACTTCTCGCCACCCTCCATCGTCTGCGTCCCAGTCCCGCCAACACCGGCCCATCGACTGATGAGTTTACCGGCCTCGACTTTGGCGTTGAGGTTTTCGTTGCGGTCATTCATTCGCATAAAAAGCTCAGGGAGCCACTCCTCAAGCGCGGATGCGGACTTCAGACGGAGGCGCTCTTGAGTGTTTAGGGCGCTGCCCCATGCCGACGTCTCCGTTTCGAGGAGCATCCGGAAGCGGGTGTTGGCCTGAATAATTTCCCATCTCTCGTCGTCTACACCGTTATCCCGGAGGATAATGTCGATGGGTTGGATGTCCATCGCGATCTCTCGGGCCAGTTTTATGAGGATATGCTCGGAGATAGTGGGGGCTGGCACGGATACTTGCGCCATAAAGTTTCTCCTGTGGTTGTCAAACAGGGGGACTATACTGTATCGTGCATGGAAACGTCGAGGCCCGTCTCGCGGAGCACCGTCTTATGTTTACCCCTAAGTACCACAATCTCAGTAGGGATAGAGGCTAATGGCGGATACAATCGGTCAGCGGGGCGTCCTGCGCGTCGTATCACCATCGCAACTTGAAACTGCGCTCCAGAAGCAGGATAAGGACCGTGCCGCTTCTCAGGTGGCCGAAGGTCCGGTGATGTCTAACCTTGCTGGGTATATGCGTACCCAGTTTGAGATGATGAAGCAGCACCGTAATGACGCCATGTCCGGCTGGTCTGAGCGTCTTCTTATTGCTCTGCGGGCCTTTAATGGGCACTATGACGCCACAAAACTGGCGGAAATTAGGAAGTTCGGTGGGTCTGAGGTCTACGCGCGCATCATTGCAATGAAGTGCCGAGGGGCGTCTTCACTGCTGCGGGATGTGTATCTTGCTCCGGATCGTCCATGGGGTCTTGCTCCTCCACAAGACCCGGACGTGCCTCCTCAGATTGTCGAGAGCGTGCAGCAACTCGTGCAGGTCGAGATTGCCGCCATGGCTCAGGCAGGCATCCCACCGAACCCGACAATCATCCGAGACCGTACTCTCCAGCTTATGGAAGCGGCGAGGGTGGCCGCTAAGGCACGCGCTGTCCAGCAGTCAAAAGTGGCTGAGGAGAAAATTGACGAGATACTTTCTCAGGGTGGGTTCTATAAAGCTCTGGCTGAGTTCCTTGTTGACCTTCCCCTGTTCCCCTTTGCCTGCATCAAAGGGCCAACCGTGCGGATTGTGCCCACAGTTGTGTGGGAGAATGGTCAGGCTGTGATTGCCCAACAGCCTAAACTGTTTTGGAACCGGGTATCACCGTTCGATATCTGGTGGACGCCGGGGGTTTCCGATATTGAGGATGCCTCTGTCGTTGAGCGCACCCGCGTCACCCGTGCGGACCTGAACGATCTGCTTGATCTGCCGGGATACAACACCGAGGAAGTCCGCGCTGTGCTCGATGAGTACGGTCGTGGCGGTATCGCTGACGACTGGGACACCACTGACAGCGAGCGCGCGGTCATGGAGAGCCGGGAGAACCCGCAAACAAATCGGTCAGGGATGATCTCCTGCCTTGAGTTCCATGGCAACGTCCAAGGGCGGATGCTCCTTGAATATGGCATGAGCGAGAAGGAAATCCCTGATCCAATGCGCGACTACTTCGTACAGTCGTGGCTCATAGGCACGCATGTCATCAAGGTTCAGATGGCTCCGTCGCCCCGCAAAAGGCACTCTTACTTCATTACAAGTTTTGAAAAAGTGCCGGGTACTCCCGTGGGTAACGGGTTGCCGGACATCCTCAGCGACATTCAGGAGGTGGCAAACGCCTCCCTGCGGGCGCTGGTCAACAACCTGTCTATCAGCTCCGGGCCTCAGGTGGTCGTCAACGACGACAGATTGGCTCCTGATGAGGATGGAGAAGAGCTGTATCCGTGGAAACGCTGGCACGTCCAGTCCGATCCCATGGGAAATAACTCACAGGTTCCCATCAGCTTCTTCCAGCCAGTGTCCAATTCTCAGGAGCTTCTGGGGGTTTATCAACAGTTTAATAATCTTGCTGATGAGCTGTCTGCGATCCCAAAATATTTGTCTGGGCAAAGCTCTGGCGGTGCAGGTAGGACGGCGTCTGGGCTTGCCATGCTCATGGGCAACGCCTCTAAAATACTTCAAACCGTCGCAGCAAATATTGATCGCGACGTCCTTGACCCCCTGCTGACCCAACTCTTTGATATGCTTATGCTTACTGATCAGTCGGGCATGTTGACGGGTCAGGAGCAGGTTCGCGTGATGGGCGTCAACGTCGCCATCCAGCGCGAGACCCAGAGGGCTCGTCAGCTTGAGTTCTTGCAGATCACAGCTAATCCCATCGACGCTCAGATCGTTGGGCCTAAGGGGCGCGCTGCTATCCTGCGGTCTGTCTCCCAGACAATCGGGCTTGATAGCGCCAGTATTGTCCCCACTGAGGATGCGATCAACAAGATGCAGGAGGCAGCGGCTGGCGCTCAAATGGGTATGGCGCAAGCTGGGGCACAGGCGCAGGGCGCGCAGCAGGGGTCCAACGTAACGCAGGATATGGGTCCGAGGACAAATATAACTGGCGGCGCTGGTTAACGAAGGAGAACTGACATGGGTATGGGTAAAGAGAAATCCTCGAAGAATGTTGTGTTTGCCAAGGGCGGCAGCAATAAGATGGCTCCGCAGATGAAGACGGGTACGCAGGTGCCCGGTCAATCTGCTCAGATGGGTCGTGGTGGTGGTATGTTCGCCAAGGGTGGTTCTGGCAAGATGGCTAAGCAGGGCGCTGCGCGTCCCGCCAAGCCCGGCGTTTCGGCGTCAAACTAATGGCTATCCGCACTAAGATGAAAAGTGCGGTTAAGAGTTTGGAGCAGCGCGAACGCGCTGTCTCCATCCCTCGTGTTACCGGGATAACAAAACCAAAAATCTCTAAGAATACAAGGCAGTACAAGAAGGGTTCCCTTCAAGATGCCGGTGGATTTGGCGGTATTGGGTTTGGTGACACAGGGCTAACAGGCGAGAGCTAGGAGAGTAATATGAAGTCCAAGATGGTTGGCGACAAAGTTACTCGGATCGTTGGTAAGGGATCTAAGGATGAGGTTCTTCCCAGCCGTATGGCTATGGAGACCATCACCAAGGGAGACCCGATGCAGCGTTCCATGAATAACTACGCCAAGAAAACCCCCTCGGGGCTTAGTGCAATGGGTCCGTCGTTCATGATGATGGGCCGTATGATGGGACGTGGTTATTGAGTGATCGTGATCTCATCCTTAAAGCAGCATCAGTTGCTAGTGTAGCCCCCAAGGAGTGGTCGGACTTCTTGGCGGCTCTTTCTTTGTACACCGACACGCGGCGTGACCAGTGCG